TGGTTGGTGACTGCTGGTGGTTTTTGGGTGGCGGCAGGCCTGACCGTATGGGCAGGTGTTCTACCTTCCCGGCATCGACTTTGCGGCAGTGGTTAGAAAAAGAAAAAGGGGAAAAAGAAAAAGACGTGCCCAGCGACCTTGGGGCCTGGGCTGGCGGTTGCTTTGCTGTTGTTTAGGGCAACCGAGCGTAGCGAGGGCGGCAGCCGACGCTTTGAGAACCTGACCGGGTAGCAGCTGTGCGACGGAACAGCATTAGCTCCCCCCACGCTTCGACACACTCAAAGTGTCCAGGTGGCCGTTAGCCAATCTTTTAGCCGACACCTGTTTCTTTTTCTTCACCCTACGTATCTCTACACGCTGCCGTTCCGTAGTGATTGTACAAGGCTCATGTAGAGGCGTTTTGCATGGGGGGTCGGTCCCCGTCTCCGGCCACAAACACCCATCCCACTTCCCATGCTTTTGTTTGTGGGGTCAGGGTCATGCTTGCCTCGCCTGTCATCCCGACGGTGAGGACTTGTTGAATTGCGACGAATGATAGCAGAGTGTTGTATCGTGTCAACTATCGATGGGTTCAAACCGAAACATTCCTGAGGCGGACAAAGCGAGGTATTGGGCGTCCCGGTCTGCTGGGATGACAATGAAAGACGCTGCACGTGTCGCAGGAATCCACATCAACACTGCTACCAGGTGGGAGAAGAAACGCAACGAGGCGAAAGCTGCGTTGGAGTTAGCGCAGATTGAAGGGAAACAGTTTCAGAAGAATCGGGGTGGTGTCCAAAACGACACCATGAAACTCCTATCAGAGTCACTCGAATTGCCTCCTGCTATCCCGAAAGACAGACTGTGCCCGGAGGCGCAACGCGGCCTGGAAGATTTCGATTTCTTTAGAGGGTATTACTTGGGGCGTGTGCCGTCCCCGTGGCAGGTAGAAGCCGCATACCAGATTGTTCAATACCTGGAATCCCCCGAGAAAGAGTTTCTTGTTTTGAATTGTCCGCCAGGTGCAGGCAAATCCACCCTGTTCCACGATGTTGCTGTCTGGTGCATTGTCCGGAACCGTGGCATCCGAGTGCTCTACGGGTCTATCTCGCAGGCACTAGCGAAGATGTACAGCCGTCGTATCCGTGAAACATTGGAACGGCCCACCGCCCTCGAACCTGACCCTGAGCTGGTGAGGAAAGGTTTGGCGGTCAACGCGAAAGGCTGTCTCAGTATCGACTATGGCAGGTTCAAACCTGCCGCGACCGGGGCACTGTGGAGGGCAGATGAGTTCATTGTTGAACAAGACATACCAGGTAACCTTGATAACAAAGAGCCGACTGTACGTGCGTACGGTATTGACGCCGAATTTATCGGCCACCGAGCAGACCTATGTCTTTTCGATGACGTTGCCTCCACCGAGAACGCCCGCGAATCCACCAGCCGTGACAAACTATTGGACCGTTGGGACTCAATGGCGGAAGCCCGAGTAGACCCAGGTGGACTACTGGCCGTTATCGGACAGAGATTAGGGCCTGGCGACTTGTATGCGCATTGCATGTCGAAGGTGACGTATGAGGATGACGACGAATATGACGGTTCTGACATCGCTAATCCGGAGGATGTCAAAGCTGAACCGCTCAAGAGGCAGAAATACCACCATATTGTTTACAAGGCGTACTATCCGGAGTTGGACTCGGGCAAAGAATCACGGTCGCAGAAAGCGAAACCGTACCCTGAGGGGCCGCTTTTGGACCCTGTGCGTCTCTCTTGGAAAGATTTGTCGTACATCCGCTACTCGAACCCGACAACTTTTAGGGTGGTGTATCAGCAGGAGGACGCGGCGGACGAATCGTACCTCGTAACCCGCACCATGCTTACCGGCGGGATGGGCGACGACGGTGTTCTGTACCAGGGTTGTGTCGATAATGACCGTTTACCGGGGCAGATACCGTACGGGCTGAACCCGCCTGTGATTTCCATCTGCTCGGTAGACCCTTCACCCACCCAATTCTGGGCATTGACCTGGATGCTGTACCAGCCCGACCTGAATCTGTACCACATTATTGACGTAGAGCGGACGAAACTGACCGCTGAGGACCTTTTGGGGTACAACACCACCACCGGGGTGTATTCGGGGATGATGGAGGACTGGCAGAACCGGTCCCTGTCGCTCGGCTACCCGATTTCCCATTGGGTTGTGGAAATCAACGCCGCTCAACGGTTCCTTTTGGCGCACGATTTTGTGCGTAAATGGCAGTCATTGCACATGGTCAACGTCGTTCCGCATACCACCGCCCGTAACAAGCTTGACGAGAATCTTGGTGTGGAGGCTTTGTTGCCGCCGCTTATCCGCACCGGGGCGATGCGGTTCCCGTCGATGCGCGGCAACTGGAAAACGTTGGCTGCGGTAGACGAACTATGCAAATGGACCCGTGATAAGAAGAACGGGACTGACATCGTGATGTCACTATGGATGGCGGTGCTGAACCTGCCGAACCTCACCACCTTGAAGGCCCCGCCCCGGCAGTGGCGTCCTTCGTGGATGCTTGAACGGTGAATGTGTTATCTTTTAGACGCAACCCAGGGTGACTAGGAGAGTTATGGCAGCGAAGAAAGCAGCGAAAAAGGCGGCACAGCGCCCTTCGCGTCCAATGCCCGAATACAACGCCGAAGAAATGCGTAAGCGTTCTTCTCGCACAATGACCCAGAAGGAACTTCAGAACGCCCTCATCAAGAAGTATGGCGTCCCAACTTTCAAGCCGATGACTGTCAAGCAGGCCGTTGCACAGTTTCAGGATGTGGTGTCTGAGTCAAACCTGTGGAACTATCCGGGCATCAAGCAGGCTGCACGTAAGGTCGCTGAACGTGGTCATCAGGCTTCCGCTGAGGATTACTATAAAAAGGACCGTGAGCAGCGCATGGCGAAGGCACGTCAGCAGGCAGCAAAGAAAAAGACCAAGTAATCATCGATGCGGTCCGTTGAAGAAATTGTTGCGCTCTATAAAGAGCGTTTCGAAGCGCAAGGCCCCATACTCCAGCAGATGCGCGAAGTGCGCAAACTGGCAAACGGCGACATTGTTGTTCCGCTCAACGAACTAGACCGTTCCGCTCGCGCTTCGGTCGCCAACCTGCTCGTACAAGGGTTGGACCAGATGAGTATGCGTGTTGCATCCACGATGCCTGCACCGTATTTCCCTGCGTTGCGTGACGGCAACGACCGGTCGATGCGTCTTGCGCGTGACCGCAAGCGGGCCATGCTTGCTATCTGGGACCAGAACCGGATGAACCAGAAGATGCGCCGCCGTGCCCGGCACATGCTCGCCTACTCTGCCAGCCCCGTGTTCATCAAACCAAACTTTGACAAGCGTCTCCCCGAATGGCATCTTCGTAACCCGCTTGACACATTCCCTGCACCTGTTACCGATTTAGATAACCCTGTTCCCGACAACTGCATCTTCACCTACAACCGCACCTACCGTTGGCTCACCCAAAACTACGGTTACGCGGTTGATGGCCGTTTGAAAGTTGGCGACCCGTCGTGGGACAGCATGTTCACGATTATCGAATACGTCTGCGACAACGAAGTTGTGACATGCGTGTTGGGCACCGACAAGGACCGCAACCCGTACACCGGTGAAACGTATCAGGGTGCTGGCGTTGTTGAACTGTCCCGCATCCCGAACCGCACAGGTCTGCCCCTCGTTGTCATGCCCCAGCGCATCACCCTAGACAAGCCACGCGGACAGTTTGACGGTCTGATGGGGATGTATTACACCCGTGCACGTTTGCAGGCATTGACCGAGATTGCGATTGAGCGAGGAATTTTCCCCGATGAATACCTCATTGCCCGACCCGGAGAAAACCCGGAAATTATTCAAATCGCTGACGGCAAAACCGGTCAGCTTGGTGTCGTCAAAGGTGGCGACATTCAGCAACTTCAACTCAACCCTGGCTACAAAACTGATGTCGCGTTGGATAGATTGGAACGGCAGGAACGACTTGAAGGTGCAATCCCTGCTGAATTCGGCGGAGAATCTGGCACCAACATCCGAACAGGGCGTCGAGGTGAATCTGTCCTCTCAGCCACAGTTGATTTCCGTGTACAGGAAGCTCAAGATGTTTTTTCAACGGCGCTAGTCGAAGAAGATAAAATCGCTATCGCTATTGAAAAAGCGTATTGGGGGAACAACGCCAAGTCGTTTTGGATTGGTTCCCGTTCGGGCGGTTTGACTGATTACACGCCGAACAAACTGTGGGAAACAGACTTCCATTATGTTTCATACCCTGCGTCGGGTTCCGACGTGAACGCTTTGATTGTCGGCTTGGGCCAGCGTCTCGGCACCGGGTTGATGTCAAAAGAGTCGGCACGTGAAGCAGACCCGCTGATTTCCGACCCCGAGTTGGAGAAGGACCGTATCGTTGCTGAGGCAATCGAATCGGCGTTGCTGAACAGCATCCAAGCACAAGCAGCTGACCCGAACGGCCCGTACCAGCCTGATGACCTTGCGTTTATTGCAACGATGGTGCAGTCAAACAAGATGTCTCTTGCTGAGGCTATTCAGGAGGCGCAGCGTCGTGCTCAGGAACGTCAGGCGACACCTGCCCCGCAGGGTGCACCTGAGACGATGCCAGGTTTGGCTATGCCGGGTATGGGTGCAGAACAGCCCGCTGAGGCGGCTGGACCTCCCGACATTCAAGCGTTGTTGTCACGTCTGCAAGGCCCGACCGCTGGAGCGGCAGCGCCTCCAGGCACAGCAGGTTCCGTGTTGAGTCTCGCATCAAGGTTGGGGTAAATGGCGAAGCAGTACCCGAACAGGTCAGATTTGCGTAACGCTGGCAAAGTCAAAAAGATGGCTGCACCAGGACAGACGTATGGTGAAGCAGGACGGCAGATGGCTGCACAGTCCGCTGTGCCTGTTGCTGCGCCACCCACTACTGCCGCACCTGCCCGTCCCGCTGGGCCTGCACCGGGTTCACTGGGCGCGTTTGACCGCCCCACCGAAGCACCCAGCGAACCGTTGACTGCTGGCGTTGATTTCGGTCCTGGTCCCGGCATGGCACAAGCAGGTATTCGACCTGTCCCGAATCTCGGTAATTCTGTGTTGCAGGAACTAATCACGTTGTACAAACTGTTTCCGAACGATGACCTTGCTAACGCTATTTCTGTTTTGACAGACAGGCAGTAATGGCTAACGCGCTTTCGTTTGACGAAGAACAAGCAATTCTTGCTGGTATCCAGCGTGAAGCTGAACGCATCCGTGGGATAGAACTAACAGCACAAAAGGCGACCGCCGATAGGTTTGCACAGATTTACCGCAACTATCCGATGCTGCCTCCTGGTATCGCATTGAATATGGCTAAGACACGTATCTCTGACGATACGGTCAAAAAGATTGCCACCGAAATTGCTATCGCGGCGAACGAGAACCCTGATGCAATGAACGGAAAAGAGGACGGTAACTGGTTGCACAGCGCCGTCAAAGGCGCTGCACGTCTCGGTTTTGCCACGTTTGACACCTCTCTTGAACTTGTCCAAAACGTAGGTGGCCGACTGTTGGGACCAGCCATCAACTTCGTTCAAGGTGCAGTTGAAAGCGGTAGCCAGCAAATTCAAGCAGCCCAAGTAGGGGCCACACCGCAACGTGTGGGCGCTACACAAATTCTTGACGCGATGCCTGACGCCCCAACTGGGGACGCAAGTTTTCTTGGCTCAACCACCCTCAAAACCCTTATTGACAACTGGGATAAGCAGGGTTCCGGCTGGTTTGTTTCCGATGAAATCCGTCAAGAGCAAGCTGCCCGCGCCCGAGCGTTTCGAGGCACAACTCACGGTGGACATGCTTGGACTATCGGACGTGCTGGCGCGACGATGGTTTTCAAAGAGGACTCACTGGGTTACAACCTGATGTCAGGGATACTTGACGGTTTGGTTGCCGTCAAAACCCCTGTTGTGCCTGGTGCTGGGAAAGGTTTGCGTCTTGTCAGTGAACTAGCAGAAGCCCCAACAGCAGGGCGTGGCGTACAGGCCGCTGGCGTTGTCACTGACACCCTGCTAGGTCGCGGAACAGCAATCAAGGTTTCCGAGTTGACCGGTGAAGAACTACGTGATGCCCGCCGCATTGCGGGTCTTATCGGTGACACTGTTGACCCTGCCGAAGCAAACAAGTTTTTTGGGACACGTGGCGGACGACGCCTAGTTGAACGTCTTGTTGAAGCAAACAGTTACGACGACGTTCAAGCACTTGTCGGTAGAAATGTTTATGCGGACACCGTGAAACGTTTGCGTGACGCCAAAACAGAATTTGAAGTTCAGGAAGTTTTGGCTGACGTGCTGGGTGTGGCCGGTAAAGGAATTACCCGCACCGAGGGCGTCAAGGGTGTCCGTGCTGTTGCTTTGACAAATGCCCGCCGCACCAAGTTTTTGCAGTCACTAGATGCTATCCCGTTTGGCGCAAAGGTCAAAAAAGGCATGGCGAACGTCGCCCGTCCTATCGGTGACATTTCTGCCGAAAACCCGTTTGATGTGCGTAACACCATCAACGCGATGGACGACTGGATGCGCGTGTCGATGGTTGATGAGGTGACACGCCGCAAAATTCTTGACCAGGCCGCAGATGCTTTGGTTGGCGACACCGCCACACCGACCGCCCGTGTCGCGTTGAAAGAAGCGTTCGAGACTGTTATCACTGATTCTTTGAAGGCGAATGGCGTCAACGAGAATGTTGTTGATGGCGTGTTCAAACCGTTTTTTGACGTAATGAAAAAACGCCAAGAATGGAACAGGGGTGTCAGCGGAGAAATTGACGATGCTGGCTTCTATAACGCTGTCAATATCAACGGTACGACTGTCACCGACCATGCTTTCGGCGGGCCGATGCTTGCTTCCGAACTTGCCCGCGTCACTATCGACATGCCAGATGTCCGCCAAGTACGTGCGTTGACAAACCGGTGGAACGGTATCTGGCGCAAAAAGGGAATTCTCGGACGTTACGCCGATGACAACCTGCAAAGGCTAGAAGATGCAGGCAAATTGCGTCTGCTCCCAGCTGCGGCTGTCTATTTTCAGGACCAGATTTTCAAACGTCTTGTGTTGATGACTGGCGGATACTCAATCCGCAACCTTAACGAAGCACAAATGCGTATTGCATTGTCAAACCGTGACATTGACGGCGTGTACAACCATCCGCTTGCATGGCTCGGTTGGTCCTTCGGTAAAAAGGGCCGGGCCGACATTCTTGGTCAAGAATTCACCGAAGATACGTTGCAAGAGTCAATGCGGTTCTACCGCGAAGGTATACAGGCGTCAAAATACAATGACTATGGCGACCCCAGTGACGCCTTGCGCCGAGGTCAACGTTTAGGGACATTTGACCCAGTAGACCGCCGCAACCCGGAACATTTCGATTTCGTTGTTTCTGGTCACGCTGACCAAATCGGGAAACTCAACTCCGATTACGTGGCCCGTCTCCACGCTTCTGGCTACTCAGAAGATGAGATTGTTGACCTCATCAAGAACACGGAAGAAGGCAAAAAGTGGTTCCGCTACGAGCAGGATTACCACATGAACGGGCGCAAAGTTTACGACAAGAAAACTGGCATTTACACAGGCGTCACCCAGCAAGTTGACCTGACCGATGACGCAAACCTCCGCTACCTTATTCGTGAAATCCAAACCCGCGTTGAAGCACAGGTCGGTGGCGATTCACGCCTTCGAAACATCATCGCATCAGGCCAAATGCCTGCCGAACGGGTTGTCGCAAAAGAAGTAGGAATTGTTTCTACCGATGTTGGCAACGTTGTCACTATCGCCCCCAAGGGCCGCGCAAAAACCCCCCGCCAAGTCCGAGTTATTTCCTACGACGCCAACACCGGCGAGGCGGTAGTCGCACCGTTCGCTTTCGCCCGTGGTGAAGCAACCCCAGATTTCAACAGGCTTCTCCGCCAAGACGACGTTTTCTACAATCCCAATCTTGCCCCGATAGTCCCGCGTGAACTCAGATTTGAGAAAATGCTGTCACGGAACAAAGGAATGAAAGAGGCGTGGGACAACACGACCGACCGCGCATTTGCGTGGCTATACGGCAAGCCGTCAAAGTATCTTGACCGTTCCCCGCTGTTCCGCCAGTTCTATTACGAAATGGCTATTGACAACCTGCTGACGAGCCTTTCCCCGGCTGACGCTCGTCGCCTGTTGGACAATATTGAGCGGTCCGCACGTCAATACAACGTCCCTGTGAAGCGTTTCCTTGGCGGTGACAAGCGTTACCAGCGCATCCAAGACGCCGCTAATGGCCGTCTCGGGATGAAAGGCACTTTGACCCTCGAAGAAGTAGACGAGATTGCAAAGATGAACGCCGTTGAGGATTTGCGGCGTTTGCTTTATGACGCTTCGGAACGTTCAAACTTTGTTGACGCTGCCCGTGTTGTGTTCCCGTTCGCAAAAGCGTACGCAGAATTCTTCAAAGCGGTCGGCAAGGCATACACCGTCCCTACCCGTTCTGGTATCCCGCTCCCTAACGTGTCGTCTCTCCGAAAGACGCAGCTTGTTGTTGAGGGTGGCCGTGAAGCAGACCCAGACCAAAACGGTCGCGGGTTCTTCTTCGTGGACCGAGAAACAGGTGAATGGTCGTTTACCTATCCTGGGTCGCAGTGGGTGAGTAAGACGATTGCAAAGGTCCCAGCAGCCTTTACTGCCCCTGTTTCTGGCGCAATTCAGGGTATTGATTTGGGTCAACGGGCCGTGTTTGGGTTGAAACTAAATCCTGGTCTTGGCCCGTGGGCAACGATTGCCGCCTCGAAGGTGTTGGATTATGTGCCGAACGAGGATGCCGTCAAACGGTTCTTTCTGCCCTACGGAGAACCTGCGTTTGAGGGTAGTGGTCCAAGTGCATTGGCGGAAGCTTTTCTCCCCGCGTGGATGAAAAAGGCTTGGGTGACATGGGTTTCAGGCCAAAACGAGTCACTGGATATGGAAGGCAGCGCCTTTTTTGAGGCACGTCAGGCGCTTGCTGCTGGCGGGCAGTACGACATCTTGAACGCTGACCCGCTTGTTCGAGCGCAAGAAGAAGAACGTCTGGACAAAGATGCGTCCCGCGCCGGGCATTGGTTGAGTATCATGCGCACATTCGGTCAGGCTCTCGGACCATCGCGCCCCACCCCCGAGTTTCGCGTCAAAGCCAAAGACGGAGACGTGTTCGTCAATCAGGCAATGGCGGATTACCGCAAGTGGCAAGAAGAAGATTATGACACCGCCACTGTCAAGTTCTTTGACACGTACGGTGAACATTTCTGGCCGTATCTCGCCCGCAAAACAACCTCTGAACCTTTTGAGGGGTTGGCCGCAACAGCAGAAGTCGGCAAATGGGAAGAAGCAAACAACGACTTCTTGTACCGCCACCCTGAAGTCGCAGCCTATTTTGCCCCGGTTGAAGGCAAGTTTGACTGGCAGGTTTATACCCGCCAAGTGATTGAGAAGAAGCGCCGCAAGCTGAATAGCGGCCAAGCATTTGATGAAGCACAGTGGTTTGCTGCTAACGCCCAATACCGTCTAGCGGAAAAGATGGGTTTGACCGAGGACCAACTCAAGGCGTTCAAGAAGGAACTGCAACAGCAGTACCCTGGTTACAAGAACCGCGATTTTGACGTGAAGAAAGTTGCCCGCCAGATTGAGGAACTGCAAGCCGTAGCCAATCTGCCGCGTTTGGACGGCAACCAAACCGCCGAAGGTCTGCGACTGTATTTCGCTGAACGTGACAAGGCAATGTTCGAGGTTGAACGTGGCGGTAAGGGAATCGGCACAAAAGCCAACGCCCCTATCCGCGACTGGCTGCGGTCTAAAGCACAAGAAATCATCGCGCAGTACCCTGACTTTGGCAGACTTTACGAGCGTGTCCTAGCACGGGAGATTGAAGAATGAGCGAAACCGGACCTTCCACTACAACAACTGTTCTGCCTAACTATCCGCAAGGTGATATGGCTGAGAAAGTCAAGCAAACAACTGGTGCTGGTGGCACTAAGCAACAGGCTGGCGACCAGCCGCCGCAAACCATTTCAAGCGACATTGTTTCCCCTGGCGCTCCTGGTGGAGTTACCGAATCTAAACAACCACCCAAGGTAAACGCTGATGGCACCCGGTCGTTCTATATACCGAACGACGACGCCAATTTCATCCTGTCAACGATGGTACCTGCGCAAAGAGACAATCTGCTGAAGAAACTGTATGAACGTGGGCAATACGGTGGCGCCCAGCGCGGGAACGGTTTACAAAGCCAAGATGTCGGGGCGATGGCCGACCTGCTGTATTACGCAAATGCTCTTGGCCTGCCGTGGGACCAGGCTTTGGTTCGGTATGAGCGGGATTTCCCAGTGAAAACTAATCTTGTGCCAGGTTCGGGACGCCGCGCTCCAATCCAAGTAAGCAACTCCGACGACATCAAAAAGGTTTTTAGAAATACCGCCCAGAACCTTTTGGGTCGTGCCGTCGATGACAAGTTGGCTGATTCGTTTGTGAATATGGTGCAGGCCGAGGAACGTGCCCGTCAACAGCAGTATCAAACCCAGTCTGGCGGTGTTGTAGAGCAGGCCTCGGATGTTGCAACGATGGCCCAGCAGCAGATTGAAAGCAAGTTTGCGGTTGAGCAGCGTGTGCAGAACGCGGCTAATGCGGCAAGTATCATCGACAATCTGGTGAAAGGTTTGGCACGATGAGCAACACAGCCCCTGAAGTTGTTATGCCCCCGGCAGGCCAAGCCGAGCCAGGTTTGTCCAAGCGTGAACAGCAGATGGAGCAGGCTGCTGCGACAACAGCAACCCTTTCCGCCTCTCGCCGTCAAGCTGCTGCGAAAGCCAAGGCTGAGGAAGAAAAGAAGCGGAAGGCAGCCGAGAAGAAGAAGCAGCAGCGCCGCAAACAAAGGCAAGCAAAGCGCGAACAAGAGTTAGCACAGTGGGAAACCACGTTCAAACAGCAGTACCCGCAGTACGCATGGATGTTTGACGACCTTGACCGCACCAAATACGGCGACGTTTTTGACCTGTTTCTCCGCAAGATTGACCCCAAAGAAGGGTTGACGGACGACCGGTTCGAGGAAGAATTCAAAGGAACATCCTGGTATCGGGAGATTCAGGCATCCAACAAAGTGGCCGAAATCAACTCGCAGGTCGGCACCCTTGAATGGGACCCTGGCACCCTGTCGAAGTTTGTCAATACCGCTGTCGGCATGGGCTGGAAAGATGAGCAGTTGAAGCAGGAGGCGTTCAAGCAGGTGTTCGCCAAGAACCCTGTTGGCGAGTATTTGAACCCGAACGCTGTCAAGGCTGTCCGCCAAACCGCCAACTATCTGCGTTATCAGAACACCGCAAAGCAGTATTTCATGCAGCTTGGCGAGGACAAGATTGAGAAGGTCCTGACGGGCCAGATGACGGATGACGACATTGCAACGGGCCTTCGTGTGGCCGCAAAGATGAAGTACCAGCATCTTGCCGAAGCGATTGACGCAGGCCAGACGCTAGAAGATTTGACGGCTGACTACAAGAAGGTTGCTGCGCAGCTTCTCGAAAAGCCCGAGGAATCTATCAACATGTCGGACCCCGATTTTGAGCGGGCTATCTCTTTTGACGACGGCAAGGGCAAGCGCATGTTGACAACCGGGGAATGGTCACGCCTCCTGAAAACAGACAAGAAGTATGGTTGGGAGAGCACCCAGCAGGCAGTTGACCTTGGGCGTCGTATCGGTATGAATATTGTCCAATCGTTCCAGAGAGGGTTCTGATGGCCGAAACACTTTCGAGCGTCCTGAAATCAATCCTTGACCAGTTCAACATCGGTGATGCTGGCCTTGTGCAAGATGTCGCTACTGCCGTCGCAGATGGCCGGTTGAACGAAAACAGCAACACATTCATTGACGACATTGGTGTCGTACTGGCTGACAATAGTTACATTCAGACACGGTTCAAAGGCAACGTCGAACGCAAAAAACAGGGCCTCCAACCGCTCCCGCTCACCGAAGTTCTCGCCCTTGAAAACGGCTACATCACAGCGATGCAGGCAGCAAACCTGCCGTCAGGGTTCTACGACGACCCCGCCACCGACTTCCAAAACTTCATCGCCCGTAACGTCTCGGTAGCAGAAGTCAACCGTCGCATCAATCAGGGTTACGCAGCGGCCCGTTCAGCAGACCCCGAAGTAACACGTCAGTTGAAAGAACTGTACGGAGTCACAGACGGCACCCTTGCCGCCTACTTCCTTGACCCGGCCCGCATGGAAACAGAAATCGCTAAACAGGTTGAATCCGCACAACTCGCAGCGCAAGGCCGACAGTTGGCTGGTATCCAGTTGACCCAGCAGCAAGCCGAGCAACTCCAGCAGGCAGGGACAACCACCGCAGCAGCCCGCGAAGGGTTCGGCGCTATCGCCCAACAGCAAGACTTGTTCCAGGCTCAGATGGCTGGCGAAGAAGCCATCGGCACCGCAGAGCAGGTCGCCGGGACATTCGGCACATCCCCCGAAGCACAGCAACGTATCGCTACCCGCCGCCGCCGACGCCAAGCAGCTTTCGAAGCAGGTGGCGGGTTCGCCCAAACTAACCAGTTCTCTGTCGGCGGTCTTGGCACTGCAACAACGTGACCTGCGAAAACTGCGAACAGGAATATGACCCCATCGCAACCCGGTGGAAATGTCCCCACTGCGGGTGGAAAGCACACTGCTGCGAAGGATAGTTGACAAGTCTAAAAACTTGTTCTACATTTATTTGCGAGGCCGAGTGCCGGAACCCACGGGTACCCCCCGTAACCGTGGCGTAGATACCGGGGTGTAACCAACTAAGCAGCCACCCGAGTCCTCCGCTTGGGTGTGGGCAGAAACGGAGAGTGCCACATGTCAGACATCGCAGACGAGTTCTACGACGAGGACGACGACCAGCCGCAGGAATCCAATCCCGTCAGGGCAAGGATGAAGCAACTGGAGAAAGAAAACCGTGAGTACCGCAAGGCTCTCGCGGAAGCAGAAACAGCCAAACGAGAATTCAGCTTCCTGAAGGCCGGGATTGACCCGACCGAACCGAAGTTCAAATACTTCGTCAAAGGCTACGACGGCGAACTTTCTCCAGAAGCAATCCAACAGGCCGCGTCTGAGGCACAGTTGATTACACCCCAACCCACCCCCGCCGACACCGACAAGCAGGCATGGCAGACATCAAACAAGATTGCTGCCGGAGCCGAAACAGTCATGGCGGAATCTAGTTGGATGAAACGAATCAACGACGCCAACTCGGAAGCAGAACTCATGGCGGTTTTTGCAGAGGCACACGCACAAGGAATCAACCTCTCAACCGACTAAAGGAGTCAAACCCAAATGGCTGACTATTACGCAGCAGAAACGGGCACCGCGAACCTCACCACCGACCAGGTGGCATTTGAGAAGCTTGCGTACTTCGCCCTCCGCCCCGAAATGTACTACGACCAGTTCGCAGACGTTCAGGCAACCAACGCCACCAACCCTGGCGCGTCCATCAAGTTCACCATCTTCAACGACCTTGCCGCCGCTACCACGGAACTCGGTGAGGCTGAGGATGTCACGCCTGTTGCCATGAGCGACTCGCAGGTGACGGTCACCCTCAAGGAATACGGCAACGCGACGGTCACCACGGCCAAGCTTCGCGCCTCGTCGTTCCTCCCGGTTGACCCGGTTGCCGCGAACGCTGTCGGCTTCAACGCTGGTATCTCCATTGACACCATCTGCCGTGACGTGCTCCAGGCTGGCGACAACGTGATTTACGCAACGGGCGGTGCAACCGACCCGTCGAGCCGTACCACCATCAACAGTGACGACATCCTTCACCCGAACGATGTCCGCCGTGTTGTGGCACAGCTCCGTGGCGCAAACGTCCCGACCGTCGGCGGCTCGTACGTCGGCTTCATCCACCCTGACGTGTCGTACGACTTCCGTGGCAACACGGATGCGGCGGCATGGCGTACCCCGGCCAACTACGTGAACCCCGAAGGCATCTACAACGGTGAAATCGGCATGTTTGAAGGTGTCCGCTTCATGGAGTCGTCACGCGCTCCGAAGTTCGTGGACGCCTCGAACAACTCGGGTTCGTCGGGCACCATCGATGCGTACGGCACCCTCATCATGGGCCGTCAGGCTCTCGCCAAGGGCATCAGCCTCGGCGGTGAGTACGGCGCACAGCCGACCATCGTGTACGGCACGGTGACGGACCTGCTCAAGCGGTTCCGCCCGGTTGGTTGGAAGCACTTCGTCGGCTACGCCGTGTTCCGTCAGGAAGCACTGCGCCGCATCGAATCGGCTTCGTCCATCGGCACCAACTCGTAACAACGAGTAGCATCAAAGCACCCACCTGACTGTTTCGACGGTCAGGCCCAGCCCCCCTTCGGCTTGACGCTGGAGGGGGGCTTGTGCTTTACTGGAGGCAACCCAAGGAGAGAAAACTTTGGGGGCACAACTGGTAGCAAGGCCCCGTCGTTGACTTGGTTCGGCGGGGTTTTTGCTATCCTGCAACAAATGGCTACATTCCGCCCACCCACCGACCCACTCGTCTACTTTGATGACGGTTCAGGCGGCGGCATCTTCTCATACCTGTCAGGTTGGCCGAGAGGCCGCAACGTCTACAAGATGACAGACGGTTCGTTCCAAGAGAACCAGCCTGGGGATGATTCGTTGATTGCGAAGATTTACCACGGCGGGCATATCCATGAGTTGACCGCAGCAGAAGAAGCTGACCTTATCGCGGCAGGTTACGGCGCATACATCGAATGATTGAAGTCAACAATTATGATGACCACCCTGAGTTTGCTGACAGGTTGTGGTACGCCAGGAGCATCGTCACCCTGCCGGAACGTATGCGGAAATCCGTCTCATGCCACTGTGGTATTACCCGCTACGACGCTTTTCGCACTGTCGCAGCCGACGAGATAGACCGTCTACGTGGCATAATTGACAATCTCCACAGAAGGTTGCAGGATTATGAAACACATGGAAGTGCACCCGAATCTTGATGTTGATGGCTGTTTCGGCTGTAAGGTTGCTGGTGTTCGGATGGGGTCGAATTCCACGACAACCCGTGGCGCACGTGTATCTGAGATAAATCAGAGGGAACGCGGCTGGAACCGCGACATGCCCGCCTACAAGCGTTTGCGTCAGCAGGGTTTGCAACCCAGGCAGATTGATGGGTGTGCGACGTTGGAGAAACATGCGTCGGAACGCTGGCAAATTGAGGGTGGGACCCCAGCGGCGTGAACTATCAAAACTGGACGGGGCACGGCGACCCCAAGTTGGGGTACGGGTCGATGCTGGACGGGTTTGTCAAGGCCGCACCCAAAACGGTGCAGTTCAACGACAAAGCATCCGTGTCTGTCCACATGCAGATTCCTGAAGCTGTGAAAGGCTGGTGGAGGGACGTTCATCGGGTGTTGTTTACGATGTGGGAAACCGACACGATGCCTGACCGGTTCAAACCGTGGCTCGGTTTGTTTGACCAGATTCTTGTCCCATGCCAAGACAATGTGGACCTTTTTTCTGAATGGCATCCTGTGGTGCGTCATGTCCCGCTCGGGGTAGACACCCAATTTTGGGCACCAAACTATGCGGGTCGCCCCACAAAAACCGATGGCGTATTCAGATTCCATGCTGGTGGTTCGTTGTGGAAACGCAAAGGATTAGACCTAGTAGTCCAAGCGTTCAAAAACCTGAAACTTCCCGACGCCGAACTGCACATCAAAGCAGCCCCCCACGCCTTCGACACCCCCACCGGAGGGTTAGGCCCGAACATCATTCTGCACCGGCAGTGGATGAGTCTTGAAACGCAACGCGACTGGTATGCCCAAGCAGACTGTTTTGTTGCCCCAGCCCGAGGCGAAGGATTCGGTCTGATGCCACTCCAAGCCATCTCTCTCGGCATCCCGACCATCGTTTCGTACAGCAGCGGCCAGAAACAGTTCTCACATCTCGCCACCGGGGTGGTGTCCTGCCGCAAATCTCAAGCCGAAACTGTGGGAAAGTGGGATGAACCCACATTGGGCGAACTAGAAGATGCGATGAAAACCCACTACGAATCCAAACTGGTTGTCCAACCTGGTGTGCAGGAATTCAGTTGGCGTAACGCATCCAAGAAACTTGTCGCAGCCATCCCGAAAGGCGACCTGTTGACGACAGACGAATGGGTGCTACCTGAGGTGTCGGTGCGTGTCAAAGCGTTGCGGGCGGTCAATGCGACCATCGGGAAAGAAACATACAGGTTGAAACCGTTAGAGGTGACGGTGGTCCCAGCAGGCGTTTTTGAGGTATTGTCTGCTTCTAAAGCTGTGGAGGTCGCGTGAAAAAGAAAGCGTTTTGGGACACCAAAAATCCGAAGAAGAAGTCGATGCCGTTGTCTGCGGACCAGAAGAAGGCGGCTCAGGCCCGTGCGAAGAAAGCTGGGCGTCCCTACCCGAACCTGGTTGACAATGCGTGGGCGGCGAAGCAATGACTATTGAGTATCGGGGTGAGAAGTTCGCTGGCTATAACAAGCCGAAGCGGACACCGAACGCCAAGAAGTCCCATGCGGTTCTCGCCAAAGAGGGCAGCAAAGTGAAGTTGATTCGGTTCGGCCAACAGGGTGTTCAGGGTTCCCCGGATGGGTCTGCCCGTAACAGGGCTTTCAAGGCCCGTCACGCGAAAAACATCGCCAAGGGCAAAATGTCTGCCGCATACTGGGCGAACAAAGTGAAATGGTAGTATCGGTCTAGTATGGCCGCACCAGGTACACAGAACCTAACTTTCGTTCGAGGTGACACAGAAACCGTTCAAGTCACCATGACCTCTGACGGCTCCACCCCTGTTGACATTACGGGCCGCACCTACGCCTCACAGCTTCGTACCAGCCCCGACATTGCCGCTATCGCAGCCACCGCCACCTGTTCTATCACCGATGCAGCGAACGGTGTGATGCAGGTTGTTTATACGGCTACTTCTACTGCGGCACTTGACCCAGGTTACTACTATTGGGATTTGCAGGAGACGAACGGAACGACTGTGACGACGGTTTTGTCGGGTGCGGTTACCGTGTTG